GTGTTTTCAGAACAAGCGCAATTTTCAGAAGACAGGGTAATGACGGCAAGATGTCATTCTTAGGCCGTGATGATTTTGCCGTCCAGCTCAGCTATTCTTCACTTACTGAAACAAAGGTAACAGGACTTAGTAACAATCCTTCTCAGGTCATAAATGATTCTGACTGGGCCGTAAGAACAAGCTTTACTTTGTTTAAGGGTGTCTATATACACAGAGCAAGCGTACACCAGAAGTCTACAAACAAGATGTATACCTATGAGTTCTCGGCAGGTAAGAACGGTGAAAGCCACCAGCAGTGCGGCCATTTTCCTTCAGAAGGAAATTATGAGTTGCCGGATATTTTCGGTATTGAGGGTACAACAAACTTCTTCACCACAAACAATGACACTGTAAGCGGTATCGTATCTTCATACATGAACAGCATAATTCCTCTGAATGAAATGGGAGACTATAACCCGAAAAATACGCCTAGAGGAATTCTTTACCGTTCAAGCCGTGATGAAAAACTTTATCTTCTCAATCTTGATAAAGAATGCGAGATAGTAGGATTCATAGACAACAGATACATCCTTATCAACTCAGATTCGCTTTACAATGCCTATGACACGGTTCTTGATAAATGGCGTAACTGGACTTGCGGATATAACGGAAATCTTACTCAGAAGCTTTTACTGTCTCTGTACTCAATTGCTAACAATGCTACAGATTACGGCGTACAGCTTGAATACGGTCTGTTTATCGTTGCTGCAGCCTGCAATAACGGCTACCGTTCTGACAATCCTTTTATCAGTACGACCTATGCAGCTGTAAGATATGAGGGACTTCCACCGGATGTTCTGCAGCCAAAAAGAATAGGCTCTGAGCTGGTTCAGTATTATTATTCTCAGACAGGAAGTGACAGCGGCGTACCTTCAATCAAGTACCAGATATCATTCAAGAGAATTTCAGCTAGTGAGATAATGTCACTGTATGAAAACGGTGTGACAGGATATTACAACTCTGACGACCTCTTGATTGCTCCGAGCCTCTTCAGTAAGTTCTTTCAGTCTTATAACAACCGCGCCTTTATAAGCTTTAATAATAACGGCGTGGAATATCCGCTTTTCTTCAGTAATCAGAAACAGATTCTCGGATTTTCGGCTCTGTCTTTTATTGAGGACGCAAAGGCCGTTTTCATAATTCAGGGCATGATGTTTTTTGTGACTGATAAGTACATCATCTCAGCAGTATTGAGCGGTAATTCACTCGGACAGCTTAATATCGTTACCGACATAACAGGTATGGTTTATCTGGGATGTACGCCTAAACAGGCTATTTTCTGGTCTCTGCTGAATAAAAAAATCTACTCGTTTACAGGTGATATAATTCTTAATGAACTTATGGACGCTTCAAAGATTGAGCAGATTTACAAGACTTTCTATTTGCCTAACTGTAACACAATCGTTATCAGCTGCAAAGATTCCGGCGGTAATTGTGTTTACTTAATCTCTGAGGATGATTTTATTAGGTTTGACTGTAAACCGCTTCTCAATTGTTTTTATACTGATACGCCTGATTACAAGTTTATTGCAGAACCTTTTGACACTCACGAGGAATCGGAAAATCTCAACTTCCTCACGGATATGGTCGTACTTAAATACACCAAGGATCCGGACAACGACATAGTACCGGTTGAGGTTGAGACAGCTTATTACGGAATGGGACAAGAACAGATTGCGATTCTTGACTGCTGGCTTATACGCCTTTTCAGCAATGACAGGACATCCGGCAAGATTACCTTCACCGAGAAAGCATTGACAGACAAGGGCGTAAAATCCATTACTAAGATTGTGGATGTAAACAAGGCTCAGTATGATAAGCTTACGAATACTTATTTCATCAGATATCAGCCTCAGTACCAGGCAGGTGTAGGAATATCACTTTCTGTAAAATCTGATATCCCTATTTATTCGATTGTAGCAGAGTATCTTCCAGACACTACTCAGATATCTCATGTTAATATCTAAAAAGAGGTGACAGAATGGCTTTACCAAAAATTAAAGAAACCGGTGATATAAAAGAGCTTATACGCTCAATAAATGCAGCTCTGATTGCCATTGAACAAAGGATGAATGAAATTGAGAAAAAACTCACTCAGAAGACCTCTTAAAAATGGCCGGAAATGCCCCTGAGCTTCAAAAAATCGGGGGTGTTTTCACTTTTTCGACAAATATCATCACCAACGCTGAAAAGGCTCGTTTTAAGGCCGTTTTTCAGCGTTTTTTTTTATTACAGATTTTATACCGCTATTGAGGGGTGAAGATTTTTCAGGGGTGAAATTTTTGCACCCAATAATAAATATATTATACTAGTTATACATATATTTTAAATATTAGATATTAGATATATTAGATATTAGATATATATAATATATATAATATATATAATAATTAATTAACTTAATTTTGGGTGAAATAATTTCAGGGGTGAAAAGGTTTATATATTCTGTCTACCAATTTCAGGGAGAAGCAAATTACAGGCAAATGACGAGCAAATGAAAACCTTACCTTCTTCACTAATAACCGCAAAAGGATTTGTTAATTCAGGTGGATAGCTTATAAAGCAAAAAGATTTGTTAAAACAATAAAAATAAATACACCCGCCGCGCCGCGAAAAAAAAATAATTTTTTTTTCAAAAAAGTGCTTGACAATACACCCATAATGGGTTTAAAGTAAAGACATCTTAAAGAAAACGGGGGTAATGCAAATGGCCGGAATACCTGTCTTAATTCTCGGTCGCTCTGGTACCGGAAAAAGTGCCAGCTTGCGCAACTTCAAATCAGATGAAGTTTCGGTTATCAATGTGAACGGTAAAAGATTTCCTTTTCAGTCTAAGCTGGAAAGAGTAGTCGTAACCGACAATTCACAGAAGATTATTCTAGGGCTTAAAAAATCCACTTCAAAGGTTATCGTAATTGATGATTCACAGTACATCATGGCGAATGAGTTTATGCGTAATGCTCTCTGTAAAGGGTTCGATAAGTATAATCTCATTGCTAAGAATTTCTGGGACATCATCTATGCGGTTAAAGATTTGCCGGATGATAAAACTGTCTACTTTCTCCATCATGAAGAAACTGGAGACGATGGAATCGTCCGCGCCAAAACTCAGGGCAAAATGATTGATAATCATATCTGCCTTGAAGGTATGTTTGGTATTGTGCTTAGAACATTCGTCAAAGATGGCGTATACGGCTTTACTACTCAGAACGATGGTCAGGACACGGTAAAGTCACCTATGGGAATGTTCCCTGAAATGGAAATCGACAACGACCTTTATGAGGTCGATAAGATTATTCGTAAATACTACGGCCTTCCAGCTATCAGAGCTGAGAAGAAAACTGTAGCAAAATAAATTAAAGGGCCGGGCCAGCGGCTAAACTGGCAAGGAGTTTAGAATGGCTTTTATCAATGATTATCAGCCTGAAAATTATTTAGTAGTCTTCGATTGTCCAGACGGTAACAACGAAGTAATGGTTGCCGGTGCTCGCATTGTACAGGCAAAAACAAGTGGTGCTCAGATGCTTGAGATAGCTTTTAAAGTAAAGGGTTGCCCGGGTTTCTATTACGAGAGATATGTAGAGGGTGAGTACTTCAACAAGAATATCACTAAGTTCTTCGATGCTCTCGGAATCAACCGCGGTGATTTTAACTTTGACGGATGGAAGGGTAAGAAGGGTATAGCCTATTTCGAGCATGAAGTCCAGGAATATATCAACAGCTACGGCGAACAGAAATCAATCAACAAGGCAATCATGAAATATCTGATTGTTCCTGCTCAGAGTTCTGCTCCAGCAGTTCCAAATCCGGCTACAACTCAGCCAGCTCCAAGACGCTCAGCTCAGCCGCCTGTACCTGGTATGACAACAGCTGCTAACACCGTCAGAAAACCGGCTCCACAGCCTGCACAGCTTGAAGATGATGACAGCGGTTTCCCAGAGGACATTCCGTTTTGAAGTTCCCTTGCAAGTTCAGATAATTCTTGATGCCTTTAAGGGTACTCTGGTTGTCTGAATTAAAAAAAAACATTGCCCTCATATTTTTGAGGGCAATTTAATCTAAAGGAGTTTGTATGGCTAAAGTAAAATATAATTCTAAGTATGATGTATGGGCCTCTGACGATGGTTTCGTTTACTTTTCTGAACCGTTCATGATGAACGGAAAAGTTCTTTCAGTTGCTCCATCGGGCGTGTATACAGATGACGGTCTGCTTTATACAACTAGACACTGTAAGCAGGTACCGATTCATAGGGTAGTAGCTGAATGTTTCTGTTCTCTTCCTGATAATTATGCGGATTCACCTTCAAGTTTTGTTGTATGGCATAAAAACCGGGACACCAAGGATAATAGAGCTGATAACCTTGAGTTTATCACACGTCATGAAATGAGGCTTCGCTGTCCTCGTACCTATTTCGCTAAGACCAAGATTAAAAGCATAAATCCTGTAACCGCCGAAGAAAAGGTTTATGATTGTTTCAATCATGCCGCCAAGGAAGGTTTCAAGCGTGTAAGAATTCTCTCTGCGATAAACAAAAACGTATTGTACAAGGGTCTGGAATGGCATATCATTAGCCAAGAGACAAGAATGAAAAATCGTTAGGGAAGTCGCGGTATGAAAAAATCTAAATCGTGGTATCTTACAATTCAAAGCTGGATGGTTGAGGATTTACACCTGTCAGGTACAGAGCTTTTAGTTTTTGCCCTTATCAATGGATTCTGTCAGGGTGATGAAGAATCACCCGAAGAATACAACTGTCACTGCTCGGTGACAACTATAGCTCACAGAACCGGAGTTACAGTCAGAAGTGTTCAGATTGCGTTGAGGAATCTGGAAAAGAAAAAGCTGATTGCAAGTGAGAGCAGATCCGGAAAGTGTACGCTCTACCGAGTGACTGAAGGTGCTTTTGAAGCTGAACCTGAACCGGTAAAAGCAAAGAAGGAACCTAAGAAGATTGAACCGAAGGGAGACACACCTTCATCACAGATTAAGCAGGAATACATGAAGGTTGTCAAGAAAGGGGTAGAGCTTGGCATCCTTCCTACAGACCAGGTTGCGCTTAATTCTGGTTTAATCAACAAGAGGATAAAAGACCTTCTGGACAAAGGTATAACGCCTGAAAGGGCGCGGCGAACTTTTGAGGAAATGCTTAAAGACGATTTCTGCGTAAAAGAACTCGGCTTCGAGCTTGCTTCACTTTGTTCAGAAACTATCTTTTGCCGGATGTTACGCAAAGCAATTGAGGCCTATCAGAGCGAGACTAAGCATATTCAGCAGCAACCTGCATGGCGCAAAGTGTGTCCTAAATGCGGTGGCGAGCTGAACGCTGACGGCTTGTGCTATAACTGCGATATGGACGAGATAATCGACCGTATCGGCCGGAATGACGCTGAGCGTGAAGAAGCTGAAGAGGTCAATCTTGTTGAAGAATGTACAAATCCTAATGATTGATGTATGACAAAATGGAAATGGAGTATTGGAGAAAATGACTAAAGACGAACGTAATGCTGAATGCGAGCGTATTCTGTTAGGCCAGATGCTGCTTGACAATTCTGTAATTCCTAACATTTACAACGTAGTTAAACCGGATTGTTTTGAAAATACGGCTAATCGCGAATTATACCATGCTGCTTATCGTCTCTATGGTGAGGGCGTACCGGTAGATATGGTGTGCCTGGTAAATGAATTACCGAGAATAGATGCCGGTTATATAGCCTCTCTGACCGATGATGTAAGCTCAGCTGCTAACTGGAAGTATTATGCTGACCAGGTAAAAAACAGCTATCTCTTGAGAGAGATTCGCTTGATTACGGTTGAAACTCAGGAAGCTATCGCAAAGGGCGTAAAAGAGGGTAATACCAATGCTCAGGAACATATCGACCATATCAATGAGCGTCTTTCAGCTCTGACCAATAACACTACATCATCCAAAGTGTCAGGCTTCAAAGAAATGATTGTTGCCGAGTGCGAACGTATTCAGGAATACATCCACAATAAGAAACAGTGGCTTGGATATGATACAGGATTCGAGCAAATCAATAACATTATAGGCGGTCTGCAATCTAATTTTATGGTCATCGGTGCAAGACCTTCAATGGGTAAGACGGCTATTGCAATGCAGATGGCCCTCAATATCTCAAAAGAAGTAAAGGTTTTATTCATCGAACTTGAAATGAGTGAACGTCAGCTCGCCGAGCGTTCTTTGTCGTCTCAGACAAGGATTCCATTTTCCAAAATCCGTAGCGGCCTTCTGTCTGATATGCAGCTGAAACGCCTCATGGCAAGTATGCAGCAGTTGTCAGACAATCCTAACTTCATTGCAGCTCAGGTTCCTACACGCTCTTTGAGTGACATTGTAAATCTCTGTAGACAGCAGGTCCGCAATAATGGCGTTAAGGTGATATTCGTTGACCATATCGGCCTTATACGTGTAAGAGGTGCGAATAATGCGGCATCGTGGGATAAGGCTAGAACGGTAATCGACACTCTCCAGCAATTACGTCTGGAGCTGGATGTCCCTATCGTAGCTTTATCTCAGCTGGGCCGTGATGACGAGGGTAAGAAGGAACCTACGCTTAAATCCTTCAGAGGTTCCGGGGCCGTTGAGGAAGACGCTGATATCTGTTGTTTCATTGCTCGTGACCGAGCAAGAGAAATGAGCGACACGGATATTCCTACTGACTTTATCGTGGGTAAGAACCGTGACGGCGCGGTAGGGTGCGCTAAGCTCATTTTCAAGCCTGAAATCGTTACATTCCTTGAGGAACAGAAAAAGGATTTTATTCCGGTAGAAAAACCAAAGGAACCAGCTGAACCGCCGAAACCTATAGAACCGCCTAAACCTGAACCACACCAGCAGGAACTTGAAGGGGAAGAGGAAGACAACCTTGACGAGGAAGAAACCTTTGAGATTTTTTAGTAAAATAAATAAAAATAAATGCTTGACAAATCAGAAGTTAGGCATTATTATTTTAATCATAAGGAATGTCTACTTGGGTAGATTATAAATAATGGTGCATGAGTTTTTCACCTGAAAAAAACTGACAGAAAAGGGGGTAAAAAATGTTAGTTACACGTTATCAGAGAATGAAAGAAGGGCTTGACAGCAAGCGTAGGGAAATGCAGCAGTTCAAGATTGAAATGCCAAACTTCTGCGCTGCAATGATGGAAGAGCTGGCCGAAGAAGAGGACAAAATGCGTAATATGACCATTGCAGAAGCTTCTAACCTGGAGTTTGCATAATGGCCTGCGGTAAGGTTGTCTACGAAAAATCAGAGGCCGCTTATATCGTTTCGTTTGCGCATACCAGGAAAGGCGGCCACCACTACAGAGGCAAGAAAATACCGGTAAGATATTACTATTGCCGTGATTGTAACGGATGGCACGTTACATCACAGAAAACAGGAAAACCGAAATGGAAGCATTAGTAGGAATGATACTTGTATGTATCGCAATTGGTGTTTTTGCATGGAGATATTTCAAGGTAATTTTGCGTTTATGCTTTTTTGCCTTGATAGGTTTTTTAATTTGGGGCGCGGTTGAGCTTTTCGGAAATCCGGGAACACAACCGAGGGAAACAGTAACTTATGATTATATGGAGAATGCGTAATGAAAAACGTAATGAAACTTGTAAGTAATACCGGTAACGTGTGGACAGACGTTACGTTACCGTATCTTGTAAAAAATGCAACTTTTCTTGGATTGAACATATTCGGGGAAAAGGTTTTTCAAAAAGGCTCTACAAAGTATGTTGTAGACGGAGATAACATTTGGGAACAGAAGGAGATTTTTTAATGGAAAGCACATCAAAAACACAAAATCACGGAATGAGATTCAGAAGCTTTACTACGCCTCTTCTGGAATATTCAGAAATTGTGGTAAATACAAAGAAAAAGTCAGATATTACTCGTCCTTACCTTGTAAAGAACGCCGAGTTTCTCGGAAAGAACGTTTTCGGGGATGAAGTTTTCAAAGACGGTTGTAACTGGTACGCGGTAGACAGGGGTAAGAAGGGTGGTTTTATCTTCAAACTGAAAGAGGTCAAAGAAGATGGAAGTGATAGTAATTCCTGAAGATTTATTTCCTGACTACGGAAAGCTCAGAAAGGAAATGGAAGCTGACATTCTTGAAGAAGTGAAAAACAATCCTGAAGGGTATGTAAAATGGTCTGAAAGGTACAGGGAGATTGATAAACCATGTCGTACAAGATAATGCTGAAAATCAAAAAACTTGATCCGGACACGGTTACTTTTTACTTGCCAAAAGAAAAACCCTTTCGGGATAAGCTTGTAACACTTCTTAAAAAAGGTTTTGAGCGTGGTATGATTTGCGACTTTGCCGTAAATAAACCGCGCCGGTCTACAGGTGAAGGTTCTCAGAATCATCACCTGAACGGCCATATAGTTCAGATAATGCGCGAGCTTGGAATGACCACTAAACAGGAATATGACCAGGTAAAGACGGAAATTAAACGTATCGCGCATTTTGCTTTCGGCTATCCGGCTTTGGATGAAAAGTGTCACTTTTTCAAATCAGAGGCGGATTGTAATACAGAAGAGTGCGCATGGCTGATAGAAGCTGCTCATTTACTTGCAGCTGACTTTCACATCGTACTCATAGAGACGTTCTAAAGAGAGGTAAAACGGATGAACGGATTGACTGACTTTATTAAAAAGCAGCTTAGTGAGCTGCAGGAAATGAAAGTCTTTGAGACACGTGACATACGTGTTTTTTCGTTGAAAGACGGAAATGAAGACTTTGTACTCAGAGAGACCTATACGGTCACAAGGGTTCCGGGGGTGTACTTTTTCCACTGTTCAGCTACTGAGGATTTCACTGTAACAGAAAAAGAGGTACACGCTGCTATCGGTTATCATCTGGCAACGGTTGATAAGGAAAACGGAAAAAGTGAGGTGAAAATCTAATGAAAAAGTTCTTTTATCGAATTGCTATTTTCTTTTTGTTTTTCTGGGAACTCCCACAGAATCTTGCCGGATTGTTCTTGATTTACATCGTGAACATCGGCAAGAAGAAAATAAGGATGCACGATGGATTTAAGGCCGGTTCGTCAGTCTTTTTTCTGGGGCGCGGATGTCCGGCCGGTGTATGCCTTGGTGAGTTTATCTGCTTTCCGTACTGGAGTTTTACAAGCGTGAATAAAACTGACAAGCAGCATGAGCGAGGACACAGAGTACAATCACGTATTCTCGGCCCTCTTTACCTTCTTGTAGTCGGAATTCCATCGGTTGTAAGAAACCTGATATTCCGTATCAAACAGCGCAAATATCCGTTGTATAAGCTGGTAAAATGGTACTACAGCGGCTACCCGGAAAGCTGGGCCGATAAGCTCGGTCATGTTTCAGAGCGTAAAATAAACGGCGTAAAGATATGAGCGAGAATCTACAGAGACAATACGCAATGGCGGTCTCTGGTGGAGTTTGCGAGGTGTGCGGGGCAATCCTCACACCTGGTAACGCTCAGATGGCTCACCGTATCGGTAATACGATTAAGAACCGGAAAAAGTACGGTGACTATGTTATCGACCACCGTTTGAATGTCGGGATGACGTGTTCATTAAAATGCAATGCGGCATTGGATATAAGCTATAATCCGGGTGAGTGCATCCGGTTATGTAAAAAGATTTACAGCATTGATGCAGGAGATTTTGAGAATGACAGAGACTGAAAAGAGATATCACAGGGTATCAAAAGAACATTCAGACCTGAAGGAAAAAGTAGACAGGCTTCATAAGTTTGTGATGAAATCAGAGGATTTCAAGAAGCTTACGTCTTATCACCAGCTGCTGTTGAAAAAACAGCTTTATCACATGATTAAAATGCTTGAGATTCTGGACTTGAGGATAAAGGATTTAGAACAGCAGGTAGCCAAGGAAAAGGAACAGGAAGAAGAGGTGGGCCGATGATGACTTTTGAGAAAATCTGGCTTACTTATACAGTTATAGCGTGGGGTTGGTTGATTCTTGGAGCTATGATTGGCTGCTGTTCAGATGCCGGGTGTGATGAAGGCTTTATGATGCTGGTAGCTATGCCGGTAATAATATGGCTGATATTTGAGTTTGCTTACTTCATTCTGAAGTTTATATTATGTATCTGGGGAATCAACTTTGATTTGTTTCCCAGTATTTGTTTAGTGAGGTCGTAATGGAAAACTATATGACATTGCAGGAACTGACTACAAGACTTCAAAGCTTGTGTCACGATGGTTACGCCCAGCGTAATATTGTATTCGGAATCGAACACGATGGCGTAAAGGACTTTAAGACACCGAGAGAGCTTTCAATTTCCTTGGTGGATCCGGACGGTAATTTCGGAGCAGTAAACGTAGATTTGGTATAGGAGATTTGGGAATGAATTTGACTGATATGAGTAAAATCGCTATGAGCACTTCAAGAGCTAGGGGTAAGTTTTACGCTGATTTACCTGATAACGTAGAGCTTTTCTTCAAAGACTTGGCCGGTGAGGTAACAGAAGCTACGGCTGCAGGTGTTCTCTACAAAAATTGCAATAAAGGTGACAGCAGTAAAGATAAGCTTGCTGAAGAGCTTGCAGACGTAATCATAACTACAATGGTAATTTCAGCAAGATATGAAATAGACCTTGAAAAGGCTGTAATGGACAAGCTGGCGTATAACATCGAGCGTGAGAACCGTAAGGAGTGTTATTGATGGAAAACTTGTATTCTACAAACGAGATTGCCGAGATTCTGAAGGTTCATAAAACACAGGTTCAGAACGCCGTAAACGTACTTGAGATAATCGCAAAAGGAAAGCGTGTTGAATCCAGAGCAAAGTGCAGCGTATTCTCAGAAGCTCAGTTTAGTGTTATGCGTAAGTACATCGAATGGGGTGGAAAGCGTGATATGACACCGGCTCAGTTTGCTTCACTGCAGGCCGAGATAGAAAAGATTCAGTGTGGCGAGGAAACAGAACACCCTCTGGTAACTGACAAGAGATGTCTTAAAATGAGCTATTGGCCAAACGTGGTACCAAAGTGTTTTGAAGACATAGACGATGAAGAGGTGATAGCGTGATAGATATTATCTTATGGTTTGTGATTTACATTGCGGTTGTTATCACAATCAATATTTACAAGCGAGGTGATTAGAATGAGCTGTACAAAGAGCGGTTTTATTTACGTTCTCGGAATGTTTGAGGACGAGGCAAGGGAAAAGTTTAAGGGTATGACGATACAGGAAATCTTAAAAGCCTGTCCTCATTACAAGGGAACTGAATGCGGCTTGAAATCTGTCCTGTATTATCACGGTATCTTTCCGGCCAAAACAGAGCGCGTATTCAGACGGCAGATAATAAACCAGGATAAATACAAAAAGGTTGTAAAACTGAGGGAATCCGGGCTTTCATTCGGCAAGATTGCAAAGCAGCTGGATATGAGCCGTCAGCGTGTACACCAGATTTATCACCAGATGACTGACGGTGTGTCAAAATAACCCATACAGAGTGTGTCGAAATGACACACTTTTTTTTTATTTATGGCCCAGATATACACTGACAGGGATATTGACGAATGGCCCTATTAGGCTATAATTTACGGTATGGAACATATCAAACAGAATGATGAAGGTTTATTACCTGAGATTCAGAGTATAGGTTGTTTTGTACGGAGTTGCGGACTTGCTGCAGAATATAAGCTCGGCAAGAGTTTATGTAAAGAACAAATTAACGAGCTATGGAAATGGGGCAAAGCTACAGGAAAAATCAATGCTGACAACAACGTGGTTGAAAGTGCACCGATTATGACCAGAGCCTTGAGAATGCTCGGTGATGACGACCATTATTTTGCAGAAATAGGCGTAGGACAAGTAAACAATGGTGTTTACGCTGTAAAGCTTTATCCGTGGGCCGAGAAAAAAGGCTTGGTGCCTGATACGTTCATTCAGAAAATCTTGCAGGGCGGCCCGAACAAATACCACTACAGACTGATTGACGGCTCGTTTAATCTTATCGAAGACCCTCATAGACCGGCGATAGGTTCGCTGGGTATGGTTTATACAATCTGCTATAAACTTTGCCGGAGATAACCTTGAGAATGACTGTAGAACAATGGAACAGTGAGGTTATCCCGGATAACTGTAAATGTACGGCCGTAGAAGGTGATATCGCAATGATGATTGACGGTATCTGCTTTCTGCTACAGACAAAGAACGGCTATAACAATGTCGTTATGTTCCGCAAAGAACCTTCAGACGTTCCTGTAAAAAAGACCATTTATAAGTTTGCGTATGCTATCGGGCGCGGTTACGGTATAGACTATATTGCCGTTCGCGGTGTACCTGGTAAATACGCTTTTCTGTCTCGTGACTTCTCACCGTGGACTGTATTAGATGATAAACTTGATCCGGACGGCTACGAATGCCGTTACGTTCATTTAACGCCTGATTTGCTCGCTAAGCTGGAGATTTTAATTGCCTAAGTGTTCTAACCCACATTCAAAACGTTTTTATCCGGCTCAGGAAGAGTATACAGCTACAGGAAGCGAAAAAGCCTTTGCGGTGATGTACGAAGAGGTTTTAGCGGTCAGTAAGATAGAGCTGGGGAAGTTTTGCCGTGAAAATAAGCTGAAGTTCAATGAACAGGATTCAGAGGACATTATAAGCGATACGGCCGCAATGATTATGAAACGTTACCGTAAGGAACTGAGATACAGAAAGCAGGACAGGACTAAAGACTACAAAATATGTAATCTCGGAACCGTGTGTAAGCTTACTGTAAAGGCTATAGTGTGGGGATATCCGCAGGAAGCTTTTGAAAAGAAAATCGGCGGTTTCAACGACCTTATGACTACAGCGGATGCCCTTACTATATATTAAAAAGAGGTATAGTTATGGCAGGAATTTTTAATAAAGACTTTTTCGGACTTAAAAACCTTTTCGGCGGTAAGTTTCTTTCCGGTGAAGACTTTTCAGGAACACCTGTAGAAAGCCCGGATTCTCAGACAACCGCTTCACCTTCAGGAAAGCCAAAGACAGAGAAGTATGACTGGTCAGAAATGCGTAAGGCAATAAAGAATTTGAGAACTGGAAGCGGTGATAAGAAAAGCCGTTACCGTTACGACAATCCGATACTGGAAAAGTATTACGCAAACATCAACAAGCAGGAAGACAGGCTGCAGAAAGGCAAGATGATTCAGACAGATGACTTGATGTCTGACCGTTATCATTTTAAGGGTGATATCGGCGTACCGTCTGACGAAGCTGGTGGCGTAAATAAAAAGACATCCGGCTGGACCGGATTGTTCACTAAGAAGCAGATGCAGGAAGCTGGAATCGACCTTGATTCAAAAGACGTTGATACATCTATGATTGCTTCTACTGCAATTGCCGGAATCCGTTACAATCCTGAGACTAAAAACTTATACGTGAAATTCCGGGGCGGTAAGGGCAAAGAATATCTGTTTCCTAACGTTCCTGAAGAAACTGTAAGACGTATGCTGAACGCTGAATCTAAGGGCCGTTTCTACGGCAAAAAAATCAAGCCTTATGCCGTATCAGCAGCAGAAGCTCAGGCAATTGCGGCAAAGTCGCATAACAAATAGAGGTGTGTATGGAACTGAATAAAAAGATTAAGGAGATGGTCAAGAATGCGTGGGAATGGTTCAAAAAGAATAGCATTGCTTTTGTTATTGGTGCTGCTGGTATCTTCCTTTTCCTTTTCACAGGAAAAGAAGTATTACATCACGGAAAGCCAGCTGACAGAGCTAGAGAAAACGCAGAAAGAGCAAAAGAAAACATTAGAAGAACAAGAGAAGAAAATCAACGAGCAAGAGAATCAGTTGAACGAATCAGACAAGACAATCAGCGAGCAAGAGAGGATAATCAACGAATTGAATCAATCCTTGAGAAAATCCGAAATGAGCAACAGCTGGAAAGTGATTAAAGTGGGTGCCGTGACCTTTTCAATCGGTGTTACCGTAGGTGCGGCAGCTGTTATTTTATATAATGCTACGAGGTAAACGAATGTTTGAAGTTTTGAAAGAAGCTAAGAGAATTGCAAGAGAGAAAAAGCAGCTCGAAAAAGAGCGTGAAATTCTTGTGAACGGAAAAACGGATTTCGGCCTTCTTGAACGTTTCATCCAGAAGGTCAATCAGAATCCGCTCTTACAGATTAAAATTACTACAACAGACGGCGCGGTTTATGAGATTAAGACTACAATCGAAAAACAGCATAAGGCCCCAAGATTTACAGGGCTTGCCGGTGTAGAGGAACAGGAACTGTAAAATATGGCAGAAAAGAAAGTGTCTAAAGAAGTAGACAGTGAAGAGAAGCCGAAAGTAAAAAAGCCCCGAAAGCCCAGAGCAAAAACACCCGAAACAAAGATGCAGGTGGTGAAGCGTGGAAGGAAGCCGAGAACTGCTTTTAAGTCAGGAACCGAAGAGCACAAAAAGGCCATAGAACACGCTCACAGCGAGGAAGCCGAGGCTAAACGCGATTTAACTCGAACCATGAAGAAAGAGGTCGCTGCAGCTGTAAAAGGCGAGATTATGGACGCTATCCGTAATGCCCTTACTGCTGTTGACCCTTGTACAAAGAAAGCGTGGTTTGAAACATTCCTGCAAACATATATGCAGGACGCTATCAGGAATCCTAACGGCAGACCGGCCCAGCTTTTAGCTTCAAATCTTTTTCAGGCAGATATCCTCACAAAGCTCGACCAAGAGGCAGAGAAGCTTATGGCGCGGGATTTGGCATTTGCTCGATACCGTTTGCATTCTACTCTTTTCCGGCAGCAGAAACAGGTTATCGAAGATACGCTTTCAAAGTTTATCGCGGTTATCTGTTCACGCCGCGCCGGTAAGACTGAAGGTAATGCAAGACTGCTGGTAGACCGTTCTCTTGTACCTAACTCACCTTCCCTTTATGTAAATCTTACTTTTGGTAACGCCGTATCTCAAATTTACGACCTTATCATAAAAGCTGCAGAAGCCATCTCTTTTCCTATCCAGAAGGAAAGCAAGAATGATGGTGAAATCTATTTTACTAACGGCAGCTCTATTAAGATTCGTGGTAACAGCTCGATTGCAGAGCGAGAAAAGATTCAGGGTTTCAAGTATCGTACCGTAATCATTGACGAGATTCAGTCTCAGAAAGGTTTGAAGTATCTCATTGACGATATGCTTACACCGGCAATGTCTGATTTTACAGACAGTCAGCTGATTGTAACCGGAACTCCACCGCGTGTTCCTAAAACGTGGATTGAAGACATCTGGATGAACTCCATGAACGGATGGCAGAAATATCACTGGACTGCAGCTGACAATCCGTTTATGCCTAACTGGGAAAACACGATTAAAATGATTTGTGAGAAAATGGGTTACTCCATTGACTCACCATTCATTCAGCGTGAGTTCTACGGTATCGTGGGTGCTTATGATGTCGAAGCTCAGGTGTATCGGGGATATAAGACTTACAGCGGTGATATTCCTAAATCGTTTGTACCTACTGACATTGCTATCGGTGTAGACTATGGTTTTGAGGATGATAACGCTGTCATTCCGCTTGTATACAACAGAAACTCAAGAATCGGTTATGTACTTAAAGGACAGGAACGTAAGTTTAATCATGCGACCGTAGGTCAGATTGTTACGGTCGTTCAGGAAGTTATGGAAGCCTGTAAAAAGTTTATGCTCGAACGTTGCGGCGGTAATGCTGATTTCTCACAAATCCGCATTTACACAGACTGTAACGAAAAGTCTATTTCTTACGAGCTTAATGTTACATATCATTTACCAGCTTACATGGCCTATAAGTACGATAAGCCTGTAGGTATTTCTTATCTTGCCCAGACAATGCGCGGTGAAGGCGGTGCTACAATCTACTTACCGGAAAACGGCGTTTGTACTGACGAGTGTGAGAGAACCATTTACAAGCGTGATGACCAGGATAAGATTATTACGGAAATTGACGATGACGTATTCCATCCGAACGCCTTGGACGCTCTTCTCTATGCGTCACGTCAGTTTGCTTTTGATTGCGGTTCAGATACCGGGGGAGAAGGAAGTCCAATAGTATGACAGAAGCAAAGAAAGCTAAGGCGAAATTCCGCGCCACAAAAGAGTGGAAACAGTTCCGGGATTTAATGTTCAAAGAGTTTGATGGCAAGGATGCCATTACAGGGCGGCCATTGCGTAAAGGGTGGCAGCTTCACCATCTGGATTTGAATCCCGATAACTACAGAATCCTGAATCCTAATCATTTCATACCCTTGAACAAAAAGACACATGACGTAGTGCATTTTCTGTTCAGGTATGATATATTTAAGGTTATAAAGGCATTGAGTAAGGTTTTAATCTTAATGCACGAAATCAACGAAAAAGGAGTTACAGAGAATGCAGAAAGTAGTAAGACCGCCAAAAGGCGTAAAGGTGTATAAGAGTGACAATCCGCTCTTTTTTGACGTGGATATGTACGGCAATGTTTACGGCAGTTTGTGTATTTCTACCCTGATTCTTTCAGGAAAAGGAAACGACAAGAAGGCAAAGAAGCAGCTGAGAAAACGCTGGAATCATGCAGTAAAAAATCCTAATGAAATTACATGGGATATATCTGATCCGGATTTTATTAAAAAAACCCTTGCTTACTTCGGACTTACTCAACCGAAGAAATTCCCGATTGCGTTTGTACAGTCGCAGTTTAATTGTTTGTACTTGCCGTATGATGAAGCTGCAAAAGATGTTTATCCAATCCGGGAAGATGGTATTGCAAGCATTACCGTAAGAACCGGTAAAATATACCCTATCAACTTTGATGAAGAAGAGGTAAAAGAGAATGCTTAAACTTAACACCACAGATTTGATTAAGAGGGCAAGACAGCTTGCAGACCTTGAAAACAGTTCCTTTATCAGCTGGGAAGAGAACTTTATGGCAATGAACGCAGCTTTCAATGCTGTTTATCAGAAAGCCATAAATCATAATGAAAGATTCTGGTTGAAGGAAGCTTACCTTGCCGCGCCGATTACAGGAAGCAACGAAAGCCGTTATACTCTTCCTGCAGACTTCTTCCAGCTCTACGCAATCAACGATGTAAAAACAAACCGTGTACTTTTGCGTATGTCTCTTAATGAGCCGGAAACAGAATTACGTTACGACATCGTAAATAATGAGCTTGTAATTTACGGTAACAGATTTGCAGACCTTAAAATCCGTTACTTCCCTACACCAAAGACACTTGTAGTACCTGGTGATGACGTGAAGTTTGAAATGCCGGATTTGTCGTCAATCAGCGAAAAGGCAATTGATATTTACGGTACACTTCTCGTATGGGCCGGTTCAGAACTGTTCAACGGTACACCGGTTATCACAATCAATACTTACGAGCTTACTACCGGCGCGGCTCGTGAATATTATTTAAGATGGTATCAATATCCGAGCGAGGACTTTATTTCTGGAACTGTAAACAGTGTGATTGCAGGCAGAAACGGAGTTGCAATCAGTATTACAACAGATTCAGCTCAGGGGCTTTTCCTGAATCTCAAAAAGAGCTACAGCTATTCAGACCTTCCTTGTGTCAAAGCTGAGTACATCGGAAACGTATTTTTGACACCTGGTAAGGACATTACATTTATCAGCAATAACCATTTTGTTTTTGCTGACAGTAAATATCCTTACCGTGAAGCTTCACAGGACACATCTATCCACTTCAACAGTATTGACGTAGTAGCTGGTGTCGTAATGAAGGACAGTGCAATCATCAAGTACATCAATAAGGCTACACAGAATAAGATTGATTATTATAATATGGATTCAAATACGGCCGAAACAATCTTTACTTTCTACGATGAAGTAAAGCTGAAGTATCTGCTCTGCAACAACGGAATTGAGCGTGTAGTCTCAGAATCCGGCGTTATCTCCAGCCTTGACGGCGAACAGATTTTTACACATTCCGGCATAGGTGTAAATAAGATTGATTTTGATACAGGTTACGGATTGTCTGAAAAATCAGACAATAACGACCTTATCATACATTCAATTCTTACCGCAACAGAGCTTGATTACCCTAACAACTTCTTCTACGAAATGTTAGCTTATGAGCTTGCCATTCAGTACAAATCAAAGCAGAACGCCGATTGTAACGGCCTTATTGCCCTGTATCAGAAAGCTGAGGACCAGTTCTACGATACGATAACTCGTGACGACTTCCAGCCGACACGAATACAGAATGTATACTGATAATGATTGCCCCGAAAACATCGGGGCATTATTACTATATATTTTTAAGAGGTAAATATGGCAAGTTCAACTAATCAGTATTATAAAGACCAGTACGAGAATTACCAGAACGCCGCAGAACGCTACAAACAGATAGCAGAACAGAACTCAGGCGAAAAAGGTTATCAGAAAGCATATCAGACAGCGAAAAAAGACGCTGCTGAAATCTCTGACGCTCAGGCAGGAAGAGCTGCAAATCAGGCAGAAACAGGCTACCGCCGCGCCGGTCTTTCAAAAGCAGAAAGTGCGGCCCTTGCCGGTAATCAGAACGCTCAGGCATATCAGAACAGTTACGGACAGAACTTCCAGAATCAGCAGAACCAGATGAACTCCCAGCAGGCTAATGCCGTAAATGCTGCAAGTAACTACGCTAATCAGCAGGGACAGATGGCGCAGATGCAGCAGCAGGAAGGCCAGAATGAATACGAGCGTAAATGGGGTAACTGGGGTAACGCCCTTGGCATTGGAAGCAGCCTTGTTAAAGCTGCATCTGACAGCCGTTTGAAAATGGATATTAAAAATATCTCGGCTCAGGAATGCTCTGATAAAATCGGGGCTATTTTGGACCGTCATAAAAAGCATGATTATCATGAATTGTGTGTAAACTGTAAGAGGTAATGCCGTTATGAGTATGATTAGAATGATATTAAAAGAAATTGGTGGCCGTGGAATGGATGCCGCCGGTGCAATTAAATCAAAAAGTAATATGTTTGAGGGAAGTAAGAATAACGCGCCCTCTGACAAGCTTATGGGTAGTAGTGGTACCGATAACCCTCTCGTTACAAACAACGAAGGGGAAGGTGCCGGTGATGCAGAAAAACCTGCAAACGATGTAGCTGTTGAAGGTGCCGGTGATACGGACAAGCCCGCAAATGACGTAGCTGTAGAAGGTACTTCAGACACTTCAGCCGATGTAGATTCAAGTGAATTAAACAGCGGTGACGACATTACCAGCGATGCCAACGCAAAGACAGAGGTAAAGTCAGTATCGTTCAAGTATCAGCCAACAGAAGGTGGTAGAATTCGTGGAGTTCTTAAAAACTTAGACTTTTCACCATCAAAACCAAAAATGCAAGGTGCTGGTGGTGGAATGCCAGGCGGTGCTGGAGCGGCAGCTGGTACAGGCGGTGAAGGTGGTGCTGAAGGTGCTGATACAGGTGCAGATATGGGCGATTCTGCAGGAGATATGGCCGATTCTGCAGGAGATATGGGCGACATGGCAGACGCAGCAGATATGGCAGGTTGAGGTGACAGAATGAACATCATTGAAGACTTTGCAAAGATAGACGCATTTCTTTTCAAGTACAAGCCGGAAGCTCAGGAAAAACTTCCTGAAACTACTGACGATAAAGAACACGTAGGCGTTATGGCCCAGCAGATGCTCCAGACACCCACTACAAAGAATGTTGTCGAAACTGATCCGGAATCGGGATATCTTCAGCTTGATATCAATTCTCTGGTAATGACATTAACGGCCGCTGTAAGCGAGCTTTCTAAAAAAGTAATCGACCTTGAAGGTCAGATTAAAACTTTAAGAGGTGAATAAGTATGGGTATGGATTGGACAACGGTAGCAATGCCAGAAGGCATAAAACAGAAGGACTGGGAAAAGTTTACTGGGTTAATGACAAAGAGAGATAGTGGAACTCCACTTGATGAATATGAAAGCAACGCTCTTGAAAATTATATGGCTAACAAAAAATACAGTCAGTTTTTTTCAAAAGAACAGTTATCACAGTCAGCCAATGCAGGTTTACCAAAAGATAATAAATCTGGTAACAGAATAAAGTCTATATTCGGTGGTGACAACTCCAGTATTGTAGGTGGAATAAATGCTGAAAAATACCTTTACAAAACACCTGATGGTACTACAGTGAACCTGCTTGAACCAGGTGCTTATGAAAAATCTTCATTAACAGCAAATGACCTTGCTCAATACTTTAAGAATACTGTAAAACTAAAGGATAGGAACGCTATAAAAACAGCTATGATGGCTATTCCGGGTTCTACAGAAGCTAACGTAGATAAAGCTCTGGATATGTTGTTTAAATCCGGTCCTGAATATGATAACTATCTCTCTAACAAAGCAAAGAGTGCTGCTGAAGAGGTTAAAACAGAAGGTGGAAAAGCTTCAGGGTCGTCTGGACTTCAGGATGAAGAATCCAGAAAACGTTATGAAACTGCTCTTAAAGCAGCTGACAGTCTTTTTAAAGGCAATGTAGACGATGCCTATGTAGAAAACCTTCCTCACTTTATTTGGGATGAATACGGCTACCTAAAAAAGGCGTATGAAAACAAAGGTTACATTGAAAAAGATGCTAAAAAACAGGCAGCTAAACAGACAGGTTACTTCCTTCTTCAAAATCTTGGAACCGCGCTTGCAAACATGAGCCACATAATTAAAGGTGACGGTACTCAGGAAAAATCTGATTACGAAAAGGTCCAGGAATCACGCCTGCAGGGTGCCATGGAACGTTATAACAAACGGCTTGATGAAGGTATGCAGAAGGATATTGACGCTGTAAAATCTATTCTAGGCAATGAAGTAAATGTTGAAAATAGTATTAAACAGATTTATACTAATGCTTCAGTACGCAACGCCTATGCAAAGCTTGATGCAGCTCACAAAGCTATGGTTATCAACGAAATGATTAAGCTGGGAGATGAAGTTGGATGGGATAAGGTTAGAGAATTGATAAAAACTAGCTTTATTGATATGGCATCTAATGGAGATTTAGGAAATACGATTGTAGGTACCGTAAAAGATGCTGGTGGTGCCCTTATAGGCGGCGCAGTTGGTGCGATGGGTAAATAAGAGGTGACTGAATGTTTAATCTTAACGTAACAAAAGAGGACATTGAAAAACATCATAACGGCGGTAAGGCCAAGATGTCTACAAAGCAGGCTTTATCAATGCAGGCTACGCTTGAAAACGCAATGAATAAACGTCAGCCGGTAAATCCTAACAATCCGGGAAGCCAGACACAGCGTTCAGACGGTTTCGGACGTACTTCGATGTAAAAAAATGCACTTGACTTTCACGGCCAAGTGCATTATTATTTAGACAGTAATAAACGATTTTATGTTCTTTTCAGAAGGTCGTTTTCCATTACAAACTCCGTTTTCGCCGGGCCGCCCAAGCCCGGTATTTTTTTTGTCCTTAGAACTTAAAAGCTATCCAGCCTTTAGAATCAAGGTCTTCCATAAGCGGTTGGAAAGTATGATACAGCTTTGAGCCGTGTGTACTATGCACTCTGACCATACTAATACTGAACGGCGTTTCAGCCTCTTCTTCATTCCTGAATGAAGTGAGGTAATAACCCTTTTCAATGTATTTATCACTGTCTAGGCGTGTAAGATTCCAGCCTTCATTTTTAGACAAATATTTCATTGCCTCATTAAATGAAAGTGTTGCCCGGAATTCCGGCATTTTCTGTTTACCCTTACAGAGTTCGCCAAAGTTTTGTACCAGGTAATCACGGATTTTATTTATTGTACAGGCATTGCGTAAATAAGCTTCCTGCAGCCTTGGAGTTACACCTTCTTCTTTCTTGTCAGCTTTACTACCTGGAATTGTAGTAAAATTACTACAATCTATCGGTCTACCCATCCTAATAGCATATTCAGCGGCGCGGCATTCGTGGTCTACACTGTCATCATGTTTTTCTGAATCAGCCTTTTCCGGCTTTGAATCTGGAAGTTCATCAATGATGATAAGCTTGTAACCTACACCATAAAGATGAGGCGTTTTACGGCTTTTCTTATTCTCTTTTATCATAGACAATGCTATGAGTATAAGAGCACAAATACCAGCAGCTAGAAACGTTACAGAAATGACGTATTCTAAAATCTTTTCCATTCCTTTCAATCTCCTATTCCAAGATAACTTTTAATAGCTTTCAGAATCAGACTAGATACTGATTCCTCGTCCCTGTCAGCCTTAGATTTCACAATCTCATAAACCTCGTGAGGAATTCTCACGAAGGTTGTATGAGATTTATTCTCTAAGGGTGGTCTACCGACTTTACGCTTAGAGTGTTTCAATTACCACCTCGGCAAATACTTCTGGGTGAGCGGTAGCAAAGAAGCGGCTCTTGTATTCCTTATGATAATTAACATATCCGTTATCATAGGCGAGACCGCGCTCAGTTACAGCTATACATCCGGCCTTAAAATCATCGAATGACATCTGATAAAAATATGGTGCACAGAAGTTCATTTTAGATACAGCGTTCTGGACGTTCAATTCATCGGTGACTACGGCAAAAATATACGAATCAAGCTCGTTATACTTTTCAACGTACACGAAATACTGATTCCCAGCGTGTTCGATTCCAAGGCGAGTAAAGTCTGTTACTTCGCCTCTCTGAATCTGCTTTGTATTGTTTGATACAATTTCCCTCTCGTTCTGCAGATCCGGACAGATTGATGGACATGGCTCTGATGAACTCTCTGTTACAGTAGAGCATCCTACACAGCTTACGGCAAGAATTGCGATAAGGGCGATAACAAAAACATGAATCTTTTTCATACGCTTACACTCCTATTTTAGCGAATTACAAGAATTTCACCTTTGTGCCAGTAGATTTCTGGAATAACTTTTCCAGTTTTAGCATCAAAGATTTTAGTTACATCTAAAGGCGAATGATTTGGTATGTCTTCACCTTTAACCAGAATACCGTCTTTAAGAGCCTGCTTAACGGCGGTAGTATCAAGTTCGCGTGGCTTGAGGTATTCCTCTGGAACATCCTTGAGCTTTGCTCCCTCGATGGCTCCAACCTGCATTTGTGATGCCTGGATTCCGGCCGAAAACAAATCAGACTTAAACTTCTTCATCTTCAGATTATCCATACACCACTGCAGCATTGACTGAAGTGATTTAGAGCGTGTCTCAAAGCTCTTAGCCCTCTTTGAAAGACGGTCCATTTCATCCTTATGGATTTTGCGCTCGGCCTCAACGTTTTCAGCCTGCATTTTAAGATTCTTAATGTACTTACAGTAAGAATCAAACTTTCTGGTAAACTCAGCTTCAGAAACCTTGAACCATTCCCGGATAGTATTCATTTCTTCCTCGGTAGGTTCTCTTGGGTTTCCGTCTTCATCAACCAGACCTTCTACAAGGTCATACAGACCTTTAATGTCACTTGAAATCTCGTACAGACTTCCCATTCAAAACTCCTTGCAAAGGGCTTGATGTTTTAATTTTCCCTTTACATAAATAATATACATCTTGAATAAAAAACTGTCAAGCATAAAAAATAAAAATTTTCCGGATTCTGTATTTATTACTATATATTTTTAAGAGGTAATTATGAGTGAAGAAAAAGAGCTTAGCAAGAAGGAAAAACGAAGAGCGAAATTTGACGAGAATAAGTTCCAGAATGCAAGAAGCGAATTAAAGAGCTATACCGATAAAAAGAAAAGTAAATACAGACGTAATTACAGACGCTACTGCTATTCGCCTACAGCCTCACTTGAAAACATCCGCAATCCGGCCGTAATCGGTTATTATCAGGCAGATGACGAATTCGGCGGTGAGGAAGATACAACACCTACACCGGAAATCAATGTTGTAAAATCAACCATCGACACACTTACAAGCAAGATTGCAGAATCCAAAGTAAGACCGTTTTTCAATTGTGTAAACGGTTCATTTAAGGACATTCTGATTGTAAAACAGTCTCAGCAGTATTTTGATTTGTTTTATGATGAAATCAACGCAAATAAAACAGTGTCTGGTGCTTTCCGCGATTCCTGTATTTTTGATACAGGATGGATTTATATTGACCCTATAACAAGGACTGTTCGCCGCGCCTTACCATGGCACGTTCATTTTAGACCGGCCGAAATGACTTACGGCAAACTGACAAGAATTTATTACGAGCAGCCTTCTTTCCCTGTATCTCTTTTACCTGAAGAGCTTCAGAAGATTGAAAACCTTGAAAATTATGAGTTCATAACCTACGGCGTTTATTATGACACTTATAACGGCGTAAAGGTAACTTACATCAATGAAGTGAACTACATCCAGATTGAACCGTTTGATTCAGATGTTTTGCCGTTTGTATATCTGCATTTTAATTCACCGATTATGGGTGATACATCTGAATCTATCGTTGATATGCTCAACTCAATTCAGCTTGAAATCGACAATCTTATGACAAAGATTTCAGACGCTTCTCAACTCAATCCGGCAAATACTTTCTTCCTTCCTGAAGGAAGTTCAATAAAGGCAAGTCAGCTGAATAACCGTATCGGTAACGTTGTAATGTACAAGCCGTCACCAAATATGACTACATCACCTGTATCAATTTCAACTCCAGCCTTTATAAATGACCAGTACATGGTAACGGTTGAAAAGCTTAAACAGACAGCTTACGAAATGGTAGGAATCTCCCAGCTTTCAGCAATGTCTACAAAGCCTACAGGACTTGATTCAGGAATTGCCCTTCAGAGCATGGAGAATATTGAGTCAGACCGCTTTGAAACTCAGCTTAATCAGGTTATCCGGGCATACGTTGATATTTCAAAAGCCTGTATCGCTTGTTTCCCTCAGAACGAGGATATTTTACCGGAAAACAAGGCCCGCCGCTCTATCAAGTGGAGTGACATTGTAGCTGAATCAAAGAATATGACTATTCAGTATTCCGGCGCGGATGCACTGTCAAAAGACCCTAGTGAAAAGCTCAAGCAGCTTCAGATGCTCTCTCAGGCCGGTGTTATTCCTGCAAGCCGTATCGCTCAGTTTATTGAGATTCCAGACTTACAGAGCGGTTACAGTCTTACAAACAATGCTATCAACGCCGTAATGACTGTCATTGAAAAATGTATCAATGACAACATGATGAACGTACCTGAATTCGTACCGTTCATGATGCTCAAAGAGGAAATCATAAATACCCAGCTTTCTCTCTATTCCGCAAATCCTGAAAAGAATCTTGACGACATCGAAAAGCTTAATCAGCTTTACAAGGCCGTTGAAGATAAGGAAGCCGAATGGCAAAACGATACGAATAACATCAATGACGCTGCTAATGACGCTGCAGATGACCTTGGAATCCCTCAGCAGGAAAACGTTCTTACACAAGAAGCCGGTATGCAGCAGGTCCCACAGCAGCAGGGCGCGGCACCAGAAGCTGTACCTGGTAATCTTGATGTATCTGCTGATGGTGCACAGCCGGGAAACTGGAACGCAGGGGCATAAAAAAAAGATTACTATATATTTTTAAGAGCAGGTAACTGCAATATTTTTTGTAAAGAGGTAATTCGACATGGAAGACGCAGAACTTTATGAAATACTCAATTCTTATAAGAGCGCTCTCGACCAGATTCTCCAGAGACTTGACCAGATGGACAAGATGAACGAAGACTGGAAACGTGAAATTGATGAAAGAATTCACGATTTGAATAAAACGCTTTTTGACGACATCCTTGCTCCAGCTCAGGAAGCAATGGACGCTGCTAACCGCGAAAAAGCTTATGAAGAGTTCAGCGGTAAATACAGTGAAAAGTTTGCTCCGTATCTCGATTCCGCAAAGGCAATCGAAGGTGACGATTTCGACTTAATGCGCGAGGCTTTCGACAATTATAACGCCATTGAAGGTGAGAAGCCGGATGAAGCAGAATACATTGAAGTATTGCTCGGAAAAGTTGCTGAACAGGTAAAGGCCGTAAAAGAAGCTCTTGGTGCTGAAGATATTGAAATCAAGCAGGGTGAAGACGGCGAAACAGAGATTAAGGCAGACGGTAAAGACGTAGATGCCGCAGACCTTGAAAATGCTGCTGAAAACGCTGATAAAAAAGACGGTGAAGGCGGCGAGGAAAACAAAGGCGGTGAAGAAGGCAGCGAGGAAGAAGAAATCGTTGAGGACACACCGGAAGACATCGCAGCTCTTGAAAAAGAACTCGAAGCTTACAAGGGGTAACGCGGTATGGATGGTACTTACGAAATAACAGACCTTAACGTTACCGGCGCAGGCAAGATTCTGAAAATGAAGGTCAACGGCAAAGTAGTTGACGTTGTAACCGACATTAAAAGAAACGTCAATAAAGAGATTACAGCAATCTCTATTAACGGCGTTGCTCAGGATATTGCCGGTGGCGGTGGTGAAGAAGCAATTCCTACAGAATGGCATATCTGGAAAACCGGTGCTGATTCTTATGTACTTTTACCGTTTGACGATGCAACAAACGTTACAGACTTGGAAACCTTCAAAGCTCTGAAGGTTGCTGTAATGAATGACGCAGCCCAGATTGAAATTATAGACTTAGCTGATTATGCAGGATTTGATGATTTGTCATCATTTACAGCAGATTCAGCCGGTCAGTTTACCGTTGAAAATGACGGCGTGGAAGCTGTATACAAAATCGGTTCAGCTTACACTCAGATAGTTGACCTTGATACAGACATCAACCGTACAATTGATGTCTCACAGTATGCAGGGCCGGTAAATCTTACACCTGCAGAAGGTAAGAATGCTATGATAGGTGCTCGCGTAACACTTACTAACATTCCGGCCGGTGGTAGTGCAGCTGCTTATGCTTGGAAAGTAGGAAATGATTATAACTATCTAAACATAAACACCGCTCCAAGTGACCCTGCTGGTGCAAATGGTATAAAACAGATATCAAGTGATACTAATAATGTCTTATTTGTTGAATCTGTCATTATAGACGGAGTTACATATACCTATGTATCTGATACGGAATTTACTATTAGTTTTAATGGTGGAACAGTTACTTTTACACGAGATTCAACAAAAGATTTTACCTTGTGGTAATGCTTGCCTGATAACTCGAACTGATTCGGGGGCAGGAAATAAAATTGGATTCAGCCGGGAATTGATCCGGACAAATTATAACTAAGCTAACTATAGGAGAAAAATAGTATGGCAGGTATTTCAACTTCTCAGAGCATCCTTTCGATGTTGAAGGTATGGTACAAAGACGGTGTTGAGAACTTAATGTTCCGTAACTCACCTCTTTTGAAGAAGCTCAACAAAGTTCGTGTTGAGGGTAAGTCACAGAACTTCTCGGCAATGTATGGCCGGGGTGGTGCTGTTGGTGGTTCGTTTACAGCTGCAAAGCAGAGAGCACAGAATACAGCTCGTAACGTTGAGTTCAGCGTTACTCCGGGTCAGGTATTCAGCGTTTATACTGTAAACTCTAAGGAAGTTCAGGCATCGCTCTCTAAGCGTGGTGCTTATATGCGTGTAGCTGGTGCTAAGATGTTTGCTGCAGCCGAGGGATTCCGCAAGACTATGGCAGCTTGTCTGTATGGCCGCGGTTACGGTGAGCTTTGTTCTCTCGCTCTTGAAGAGACAACATCTATCGCTACTACAGGTACAGAACTTACACTTCCACCAGATGCCATTATGAAAATCGACATCGACAGCGTACTTGTATTTAAGGCTACAATCTCTAATACAACCGTAAAGGGAACTGCTGTTGTAGATTCCATCAACGGTAACAAGGTAACAGTAAAGGCTCAGACCGCTGCTTTCAACGCTGCTGACGGTGATATCATCTGTCTCGCAGATTCAATGGACGCTAACGGCTCACCAATCTTGCCTGTAGGCCTTGACGCTTGGCTCCCTACTGTAGGAAACCGTACTGGAAGTGATTGGACAACTTACATCGGTACAAAGTTCTTCAACGTAACACGTAACGTTGCTGCTGACCGCCTTGCCGGTGCATTCGTTGTTGGTGCTGCAAATGACAAGTACCAGAAGACTGTTCAGGAACTTTTGATGAAGGTTCGCAGACAGGGTTCTCAGGCAGACATGATTGTTATGAATGATGAAGACTGGTTGATTCTTGCTGACGAAATCGCAACAAGCAACACATACTTCACTCAGACATCAACAAAAGAAAAGAAAAATGCAGCTGTAGGTTTCTCAGCTTTCGCAGCTTCATTCTCTACAAACTATGTAGAATCAATTATCGACGACCCTTACTGTCCTCGCTATAAGTTCTACATCCTCGATTCAACAGCCGTTGAGTTCTGGTCATACACTAACACCGACAAGCTCGATGACGGTGTAGCTGGTAACAACCCTGGAAAGCAGGACCCTATGACAATGGATGGCGAGGGTAAAGAAAAAGACCCTTACGCCCTTATCATTGACGACTACCTCGCTGTTCAGCCTGGTAGCGGTTCTACAGACGGTCCAGACACTGATGTAACACTTCAGTGTTTCGGTTCATTCGTTGTAACAAACCCAAGCGTTTGTGGTGTTGGTATTTTCAAGGCCAAGACAGATTACATCGGATATACTCTGTAATCGGGTAGATAAGAATTAAATTGCAGAAACACGCCTCATTTTCGAGGCGTGTTTTTTTTTACTCTTACTATATATTTTAAGAGGTAAAAGACATGGATAATGTAGGAAGTGTGGCAATTAACTACGCTGTTCAGGCGGTTGTATATATAACACCGCTTGCAGCTTTAATCTGGAAGTTCAGTAAAGCGGATTCCAAAATAAAAGAGAATGAAGAGGACATCAAAGCTATGCAGAGCAAAGTAAAGGACAACGAGAAGCAAGAAGCAAGGATTGAAGCCCTTGAAAAAGCTCTTGAGTGTGAGAAAGGCCGCTCGGAAAGGCTTGAAAAATCTATGAATGAACTTCGCGGCGATATGCGCGAAGTGTCTACTAAAATTGACATCATTCTTAATTATCAGGTGGAAAGAAAAGATGGAAAAACAGACTAAAAAAAGCTCTAAAGTAAAATCAGTAAAGCTTTGGGTTACGATATGGTCTATGGCCATGATAACATATATCGTTATTGCCGGTAAGACAGATTTCTATGGAGTAGCGCAGCTTCTCTGCTCCGTACCTTTGAGTTATGTAGTAGCAAACGTAGCTCAGAAAGCCATTTATAAAAAATATGACACAAACGAATCTAGCGAGGTAATGTAAGATGAATTACACTGAAAACGAAACACTTTATCCTAATGGAGAAGGAAACAACGTAGGATTTGACAAACAGTCTCTTGAGGAACTCAGAGACATAAAAGAACGCCTCGACAGTATGAGCGATGATATTTCTGAGGTCAACCAGAAAGTTGACGGTATGGAAAATCAGGTTCAGACAGAAAATCTTCAGGCTACTCAGGGTTCCGTTCAGAGCCTGAGTGCAAACGAAATCAGCTCTCAGAGTGCATCCATAACAGAACTTGAAGCCGGAAACGTAAACGCAAATACAGTTGCTTCACGCGGAAAAGTTTCCGGCGCGGAACTTGAAATTTCCGGCAAGTCAAAGCTTAAAGACGATGTTACCGTAGAAGGTAAGGTTGACGCTGAATCCGTAAAGACAGAAAGTCTCGAAGCTGGTACCCTCACAGCTGACGAAATGGACGTAACCAATTTTGGTGTTGCAGAACTTGAAGTTTCTGAAAAAGCTGTAATCAAAGAAGAAGAGGTTGAAAGCTCTTCTGTATCTACACAGACCGTATCTTCTCAGACCGTAGAATCTCAGACCGTAACAGGGCAGGATGTAGTTTCCCAGAGCGTTACAAATCAGGAAGTAACAAATCAGGAAGTAGAAAAATCAATCGTTGAGGACGCTGAAATAAAAGCTCTTACATCCGGGGGAAATACATTTAACTTCAATTCAGACAACGCAATCACAGTAACAGAGGATTCATTTATCTGCATAAAGCCTGAAGCTCTGTCAGAAATTCGCCTTATTCTCAAAACCGCCCAGAACGTAACGATACTTGCCGTAGCTGTATCTGTAGACGTAACGGCAAACGGTGTCGCAAACCTTCACCTTGTTTACACTAACAGAGGCGCGGCTACTGATATTTATTTTGACAATAATAAAAAGCTCTGGATAAAGCTTGATACAGGAATCCGCGGAACACTTTATTTTATGCAGGGTGGAATCAATAAAATCACACCTGAAACTGATTCTGTAGTAAATCCGCCTTTTGACCCATCGGCCGAAGGTGTTATTCATTATGCAGCTGAAACTCACGGTGATATCGTCATTACCTCAAAAGTTATATTCAATGCGAATGTAGCCGTAGAAGGTAATGCCGTTTTTAATAAGGATGTAGACGTAGCCGGAAACGTACACGTTGAAGGAAATATGGATGTTGACGGCCATATTACTGTAGGCGGCCTTGCAACTGAGCGCGCTCAGTATCTCGGTAATTCTGACTACGTTACTGCAGATGATAACGGTAATCTCGAAGCTAAAGGCGGTACTTTTGACGGTGATGTTACTGCTACAGGTGAAATCTCTTCCACAGGTGACATGACAGCCGGTGGAGATGTAAACGCTGTTGGAGATGTAAACGGTACAAATGCAGGGTTTTCAGGAACTGTAAAAGCTGAAGAGGGATTTGAAGGCAATCTGACCGGCGATGTAGACGGTGATGTAACCGGAAACGCAGATACGGCCGATAAGTGGAAAACTGCAAGAGATATTAAAATCCAGGATGCAGACGGTACAAACGTTAGTGACGCTGTAAGCCTTGACGGTAGCGAGAATAAAACCTTAAAACTACCGACAAAAATAAAAGCAGATTTTACAGGTTCTTTCACTGATCCGGACGCGGTAAGTGCTGCAAGTGGTGTCAGCAGCAAGGTTGCAGGATTTGACGCAAACGGAAAACTGATACCTGTAAATCCTCTCGACAGAGATTATGATGCCATTCCAAAAGATTCAGCTGAACTGAAAGCAGCTCTTGAGGACAGCAGCGTAACATCAATACTCCTTTCCGTTTCCGGCCTTACAGTTTCTCAGAATACAACCGTAAACGGCGATAAGCAGTTTTATAAAATCGGAAACTTTGGACTTTCACTTTCATACGGTGTAACATTGACAGCTGCAGGAAGTCTTTATTTCTTCGGAATTATAATCACAGGAAATTCAAATACTCTGATAGACTGTCAGAATATTTTCCTTTACGATAATTCACGGTTGACTGTTGCTTACAAGAGGGTTTTTAACTGTACTGATTCTCAAATTGCAGTAACCACAAAGACTGGTTATCCTTGCTCGGTTTTGTCAGCAACTAACAGTAATATCTCGATAAACAAGGACCCGGCAGACGCTGTAACAGACCTTGGAAGATTTACTGATTGTACTGTAAGTTTGTCATTCTCTCTTAAAAACAGCAGTGCAACAGCCGTTTCAGGTTATTATTTTAATCTGACTGAAATCTGGAAAAACAACAAAGTTACTGTAAGATGGCAGACAAGAAACGTAAAGACAGACTACATCATCAACGCTCCGTTGACTGAAATGTTTGTAGATTGTGAGTTTTACGTTATATTCGTTCAGCCAACAAGTGCTGCATCATCAAACGCAGTATTCTTCCCTAAAGCAGTATTTGAACTTCGCTCCCAGAATGCAACAAGCGGAATATTTAATCGCGTTCACGGATGTAACTTCAACGTGTCTGTCGAATACGACAGCCCACAGCGGGCCATTACTTTTGACGGTCACTGTTATTTGTTTGAGCTTGAAAGCTGTACTCCGATAGGATTCTATAACAATTCCGTAAACCTCAACTTTTATCACAATACAAGTTTGCATGATAAATTCTTTGTTTTCGGTATTGCTTATACACAGGTTTATAACAATAACGGTACTGACTGGATAAGTGACATTAAGAACTGTTTCTTCAGACTTGTAAACACTTACAACACCGCATTATCTTATCAGCCGTCTTTTGTAAGTGCATCGAAGGATGCTGCAAATACTACAATCTTTCTCCTTATGGCTAGTTTAATTGGATGTAATTTTATAACTAAAAGTACATACAATCTGAATACAGAATTAAGTCCAAACGGTAACAGCTCACATTTCATAATGACTAACGTACAGACACTTTCTGGAACCGGTTATCTGTCAGTACCTACAATGTATAATCCTATTACGTGGGTTTACACTTATTATCCGGCTTTGTGCGATTTGTATAACACTTCAGTGTTTGAACAGTAAGGGGGAAATACAGCATGGCTAACAACAAGGCAATGAAGGCGCAGATTCCGTTCAATGCGCCGATAAACATGAATCTGAATGATTGTGAAATCAAGCAGTTTTCAGGATGGAATAAAAAGAATTCTCCGATTTACTCAGGATGCCTTTCTCCGTTTTATAAAAAGACAGAGAGGGTAATGGCAAACTCTGTCTTCAATACAGCTGGTGACAGATTCAGTCTGGAATCAGACGGTTCAAGACTTGTACTCAAAAAAAACGGTG